TTTCAGCGTTTCCATATTCTCCGACAGGAGATTGGTAAGCTGAACTTTCTCGGAACCGGAAGGTTTCGCGCTGCGGTCATCAGTCATAGTGATGCCGTTTTGAACCAACTCATCTTCGTTCAGACCGAAGCCGTCATGGAATGCACCATAAGCGTACTTCGCTTGGTTAAGCGTTCTCTTACGGTTGTAAGAGACTTGGCTATCACCAAAGAAACTTCCGAAGTTGGAATCGTTTGATTCACGAATCTGCTCGGTCACGTACTGAAGGCCACCAGCGTATTCTTTGCGGGAGCCAACAAGTTTCTCGAACAGCGGACGAGCCGTATTGATTTGGTCAATAGGATCGTTCTTCAGGTAAAAGTCGATTGCGGCCTTACCTGCATAGGCCAATTGCTCGGCGTTAAATGGCATGTCGTTATCCTCTTGGGTTAGAAACAATGTCGTTTGCCCTAAGCCCTGCGATGCCAAATTACGCAGTTGCCGGTGACGATGTCCGGCTACGTCGAACGTGATCTTAGGCTGACCACGAACGGATTTTACGAAACTTCTACTCTATGTGTCAAGTCCGGCCACCTGAATAGGATAGCGCCCGGCGTTGTGTAGCATGTGGCGCCCTTCTTTTTCGGAGACTGGGAACCTCGCGCCTGCGGGTAAATCTGCGAAAGTCCAGTGGAACGCAGTAACCGTGCGGGCTTGGTACTCTCTAACGTTCTTGAACTGCTCGACGATGTTGATGCGTTCAGGCTTGAAGAAAATCTCGTCGTGCTCATAGATAGGATATTGCTCTAGCAGCGGGCCGCTCATTGGCCGGATATTTGCGCCCTCTAGCATCCTTTCCAGCCGGATCATCTGCCTTGTGAATCTGGGCCAAGCGACACTCGACTGGCACGTTAATACACTCTTATTGTGAAAATAAGTGTCACCAGTGTAGCAGTCCAAGCCCGTCGCAATCACCGGGTTGCCGCCAAACATCGCGGCCAATGCAACCGCAGTAAACCCACTGTTCAATCTGAAGTTAACCGGGCGCGTAGGAATTCGATAGTCGCCCCACCAGTGCCGCGTAATAATTGGTACACCATGCACGCCCATCAAGTCCTGCATGAATTCTTTTGTCTCACTGTGCTGGTGATCCATGCACGCGATGTAGTCCACTTTGAAGCGGTCTTGTTTGAAGCCGTGACCGTTCGCGCTGATAACACAGTCAGGCTTAAAATCTTTTGGCAGACGTTTGAAGTCTTCGAGTACGGAAGGCCCACCACCGATGACAAGAATCGGGCCGCTGTAGCGGTTAGTCAACTTTGTAATAAGGTTTGCCATAGAGTCCCACCCGCATAGCTTTTTCTAACTTGAATGTTTCGACGCAGTGTCCCGGCTCGTGCGCTCGGTCGATGATAGCTGCGAAGAATCTTGATGTTCTAATCTGCCACCTGCTCCCGTCCACAAGCCAGCGGCCTGTCAGCCCTGACACAGTCTCGCGTGGCTGCACCCACGGTGCGAATACGAGCGCGCAAAACAACATGTTGATTGGCAGGTAGATGACGTAAATCACGTTACGCATACGCTGCAAAATTATTCTTGTTATCCCCATACCCCTTCCTCAACTTCATCAAAGAGAACTTTGAACATGTCGATCCATTTGTGCGTGCTGAAAAAGAACGCACCCTTATTACAGTCGCCCGGTGACGGCCAAGGCCAACCGATACTTGTTTCCAAAAGTTTCCAGCCGTCCGGTGATTCGAGTATGTCGAACGCGCACCACTTTGTACCGATGACTTTAGCGATGTGCTCTGCGAACTGTAGCAGCGACACGTAATGCGGGTTCAGTTCCATGACTGGCTCGACGTTCCCGGTCTGTGCCATCGGACGGTCGCCGTAGCAGTAGCGCTTGAAGATGGCGAACTGACGCCCGATGATGTTGACACGGTACGTCACGTTATGCGGGATGTACTGCTGCCAAATCAGGTAGCCGCGCTGGTCTTTGAACCCGCGCGATGTTGGAATGCCACGAGTTGTAAATGCTAGCCTGATTTCTTCGTGTGCCTGCTCGTGCGTCTCAATCAAGCGAACATGTATGGACGATGCCCCAACAGACGCCTTCGAGATAAACGGGAACGTCAGAAACTCAAGTGCTTCTCGCGCGCTGTCCTGCGTGACCAGAACGCGGGTTGTCGGCATCCACTGCGAAAATGCAGCCGTCTGTGCGAGCTTACTTTCGTATAGGTCAATCTGCTGCGCGTCCTGAATCATGCGTACTTGCGGCAGCGCTGCTAACTCTCGCACGCGTGCGCGCTGTGCGTTCAGTTCCGGCTGACGCATGGGCAGACGTGCAAAGAGGTAGCCGGGCTCGGTTACGTGTCGCACACTGCTAACTCGTCGTGCGTTATAGCCGCGACTCTGCGCCTCGCGCAACAGCGCTAAGTGCCATGTAGTCGGTGCATACTTGGGGTACTGCTTCTCGTCGTACACGTAGAAATTTTTCATCGCCAGTTCTCCCGCACCCATCTTAACCGCTGCGCTTTTTCATCCCACGGTCGCGGCTTGCCATGAAAGTGTACAATGCGGCAGCCGGGCCGGGCTCGTGTTCTGTACAGTAACGCGTCAAATCTTGCTGACCTGACACCATCGTCTTCAACAGTCCAGACGGGATGTCCGGGGCCTAGCTTGTAGGAAATCCATGCCTGATCGCTCCCCAGATAGCCGTGATGTATCGCTTCAAGTGGTGCGTTAATAGTGTCTCTGCGGAAGTCTTCGTACACGTAATCAAACGCGCCTGTGTCCATGAGATACATCGCGCCGCCGTACGAGTCGTCGAGACGTTGCCCGCGCGTGCGCAGGTGGGAGTTACCAACTGGGTGCAGACGTATGCCGACGAAAGGTTCGGGACGATTCCAGACTGGGCGCATGTCATCGACTATGACGCAATCAAGGTCGAGCACTAAAATCCGGGGACCGAAAATCTCTTTCATTTCTTTGCTGAATATCTTCAGCCGCCTGTAGCACGACACCCACTTGTGCAGCGGATTTTCGATGAACCTGAAGTCTTCCCACAGCGGGTACGTCTCGCCTTCGATACCTTCAGGATCGTCGGTGATGCAAACAAAACGATGCGGGTCTGTGTAGTTCCGCGCGACCATACTTCTTAGAACGTTAACGTGTTCCGCTGTAAACTCGCAGCGACTTGGGCCAGACCAGTAATCTTCTGGGCGCCACTTGAAGCAAACTATGGTAAGCATTTTATCGCTCCCGGCGATGATTCAGAGAACGCTTTGTGTCGCACTTTGTAACGTCGCAGTATCAGACGAAAGGCATCCTCTGGTATCAGTTTGTAGTGATCGAAAAGCCAGATCAAAATGCCAATCATTTCGCGGCTGTGATCTGGTAAGTCCATACCGAAGTGCTGGTCGCAAGCGACGTGTGCCAGCTCGTGCAGAATCAGGTACGGGTTCCGCGCGAACCTTTCCGGGTTGACGCTGATTGTGACCTTTTCCAACTCGTGAGTCTCGCCGTCGTAGAGCACGTCCATACGTCCGTGATCTACGGTCGGCAATTCCGCTGACATGGTGCGCAGCGTTATCGGTATAAGCGCGTACTGCTTGCGCACTCTCTTGATGAGACGTAGCGCTTGCGCGTGCGTCATTTGCGCACGAAAGAACGGCTTGGACGACAAGCTGCGCTCGGCTTGGTAAAGTGCCTCGCGTTGTGGGTCCGTCTTAAACCGTCTGAGCTTCCTTATCACAGACACGACGACGGCTCAGTCGTCGATGCTGCCGCCAAGCGATAACTCAATGGCTTCTGCCATGCTGCTCGGCTGCTTTGTGCCCTCACCTGCTGGTGCCTTCGGTCGTAACGGTGTCGGCACTTTTGGTTTCGGTGTCGGCGCCACCACTTCAGGAAGCACTAACTTGTTATAGGATTCTTCAAACGTGGACTTCCACAATGACGGGTGGATTGTCCGCATCACCGAGCGCAAAGCAGGAACCAAAATAGCTTTCTTTGCTTTCCACTGCGGGTCAGCTAAGTGCGCTTGCTCGTACACAGCTAGCTCAGTTTTGGCGTCAGTCACAGCTTGATTGATGTCGTTGTCAGCCGCCGCATTTGCGTTGTTTGTCGTTGCGCGTGCTGCACTAGCCGCTTCACGCGTGCGTACGTTTGCGATTTCGACAGCACGGTCGCCGGTAAGGGTGCCCGCCTCTATCTCTGCTTGCAAGTCTGCGTGTGCTGCTAACGGGTCAATGCCGGGGACAGTCTCGCCTAGTTTCGCTGCCATCGTAGCCAGCTCAGTTTGCATGACTGCGAACGCCGCGCGCTGATCTGCTTCGTCGGTGCTGTTGAACAACTTCATGAAGCCAAGCACTTGACCGTACTGCTCACCCGTGGTGCCGGTATCCTGCACCATCGTAATCATTTCGTCGAGTTCTCCGGTGTGCTTGGTGACGCCGGCTTCAGCAACCTTGACGCGCTCGGCTAGCGACCGAATGCGGTCTTGAGTTTTCTCTGCGAGTTCTTCAGGAATGGGATCATTGACATGGTCCGCAACCGCTCCATCAGGCTTTTTGGCTTCAGGCTTCCCTGTATCTGGTGATACATCGTCCCCTGAAACGGGCGCCTTGTCGCCATCAGGCGTCGCATCATCACCCTCGCCGCCAGCCGGCTCGTCGCCCGTGGGCTCGTCGTCGCTGCCATCGTCCGGGGGTGTTTCTTCGTTGTCATCGTCTGCTTTAGGTGCCGGTTCATCGTCATCGTCTCCCGTAGGTGCGTCGTCGTCTGCGCTTGTGTCGAGGCCGACAGTTTGCTCGTCAATAGCTTCGCTTACCGCGTCGAATATATCCGGCTCCGGTGGCGTTTCTTCATCGTTATCGTCGCCGTCAACTACGTCGTCTTTGTTGGCTTCGTCAACCATTTGTTTTCTCCTATTATTTTATTATTAAGCTGTAGGTGTTCCGGTTGGTGCTTGCTGTCCCTTTGCTTGTGGTGTGGCCTGCGCGCCGCCGTCACCCATCGGCACAGCGCCGGTCGGTGTGGCCGCGAGCTTCGGCAAGAAGCGATCCAAGTTTGTTCGGTCGCCCATGCGCTGCATCGTTTCCTCAAGCAGCTCAGTGAGGGCTTCGGCGAGCGGTATGTTACCAGTCGCTTGCGCCTGTTGAATGATGACCATAGTTTCACGGAGCAGCGGCATGATGACTGACCATGACTGCCGTTCCTGTTCCTTATTCGGGGCGCCCGTGGAGCCAGCTTCGATGTCGAGATTGATCTGCGTGACGACATCTTCAACCTCTAAGCCTTCAGGCCAAAAAGCCATTTCGCCGGCAATCTTCACGACGTACTCATGAGGTAGTGCTTGGATAGCTAGCTCGGCTGTGTACTGTGCCAAATCGGTGAGCATATCTTCTTGCGTGTCGCGATCTGCGCCCGTGCGTGAAGCAAAACCTGCTTGTTCGATGTTCGCTTCGGTGGCAGTCTTCTGACCACCAGCTTGTGAGAGCGCTTCCTGCACGCCGCTAACGCGTTCCATGTCGCGAATTGACGGCCCGGTGTCATAAATCCTGGGATCGTATCGGCCAACTGGTTTCGGCGCGAACGAGTCTGCAAGTTTGCCCCCGGCTATCGGCTGCACGCCGACGTACTCTTGCTCGACCGCACCTTCGATCTTTGTGATGTCGTTCGGTGCAATTGTACCAGAGTCGAATATGGTGCCCGGTATCGACCGACTGCGCGCGAGGCGCCCGGCAGAGCGCGCACTTGCGTACTCGTCCTGCAACTTCATCAGCCTGCCAGACAATGACTGCGGGTGACGGTCGCCGTCAACCTCGAACAGCGCGATCAGGAAGTACGGATAAAAGCGTGAGGTCGCGTGTGGCGGCTGGTACGGTTCGCGTGCCCATCGGTTAACGCCATCCACCACTGTCTTGATGTGGTTGTCGCGCTTATCCCAGAATTCAACTATGCGAACGAACGGAACTTCATCACCGTCTGTCTGCGTTGACTGCGTAAATTTCTCGGCGTCTCTGTCCGTGATGTCGCCCGTGGGTTCGCCAACGTCGGCGACTTTGCGCTGGTAGAATATCTTCGCATCTTTCACGTCGTCCGCTGTGAGGCGCTCGAACATCCCGCGCAGATCGCCCTGCTCGACGAACATCTGATTAGCTACCCAATTTGCATCAAGGTAATCGGTTATTTCAGAAACGTCGAGACTGACTTGCACGTCTTCGCCCCGGACAAAATCAAGTGCCAACCCTCGTCGAATAACTACTTCGAGTTTGGTTGTCAGACTTTCAACAAGCAACTCTGCGTTCTGCTGTAGCACGTCCATTTCGTCTTTCGTCTTCCCTTCGTCTTCCTTGATTTCTTTTCGGGTTGCCATGAGACGTGCCATGTTATCTTGTGCATCATTCAGGTCTTTCTCGACAATCGGATCGTTCTTCGACTGCGTTACCATGATGCCTTTGAGCCAACCGGGTCCGATTGACAGGCTCGAACGTAATGATTTTCGCACAGCTTTTTTCAGCTTTGCGTCTTTCCACAAACGACGAATAACAATTCTCATCGTGTCTGCAAAAAGCTCTGCGTTTTCGTCTGGGGTTTTTCCGACTTGCTCGCCGGGCGCTGCGCTGATGTCTGGGTTCTTAGCGAACAGGAAGCTGACAAGAATGTCGATGAACGTGCCAATCATATTTGCATCGACAGCCCAATTTGGATTGGCCTTACCGGAAGCGTACAGCCGGTCTTGCGCGTACGCCTTGCGCGCGTCTTTGTCGAACGTTCGCGCAGCGTTGTATGATTTCAGGATTGCTTTAACTGCCTTGGCTTCTAGCCTGTCAGCTTTTTTCTGTTCGGGGGTTCGGTCATCAGCCATCGTTTTTTACCTGATTCCAGAGCGCCATGTCAGCGCTGTAATGTTCGAGAATTTCCTGTTCGGGCATGAGTATATCGTCGTCGCGGGCCTTAGTCTCATTGCATAAAACTGGGGGCAACCCCAGTACGTGCAGGAGTCTATCATACCTTACCAGTTGGACGCCATCGTGCATGTCTAAGCCCTGATGCCGCCAGTGCGCGTCAAGCAGCGGGTTGTTCCTGATGACTGACATCAGCCCTGTCGGTGACAGCCCAACAAGCGAGTATAGGCGCCGCTCCGGGTCGCCGGCAGTCGCGTGTGTAGCATCGCGACACTTATCGCGCCACAAAGACCGGAATCGCGACACTGGGTCACGGACGGCCAGATAAAACTCGTCGGCTTCCTCTTTTGCGCGCAAATATGAGAACGAGCCACGCGTCACATTATGCTTTCTCGTCCACGCCAGCACGGTCTTATCCTTCACGCACTTGGGGACATCGTACGCCCCACGATAGAACGATGTGCCTGCGCATTTCGCTGGCACGCATACGGCAACCCGGCGCCTGTGCAGGCACCACCAGTTACCGATAGCGTACAGTTTTCGTTTCCTTCTCATCGGTGTACTCCAACCATTCTGCTGTGAAAGGTTTGATGCCTTTTTTCCTCACAACTGTTTCAACTCTCACGTCGCGGAACTGATCTATCGCACGACCAATCAGCCCGGCTACGTCAGCCTTGTCGTCGTATCTGCCACCTGAATTCATAGTCGCAAGTTGGTCAACCAGATCGTGCGCCCACGGCTCGTCAGGCAACCACACATGTCCGGCGTTCAGTCGCGAGACGAACGCTGCAACTTTTGCGCGCTTGTCTTTCATGCTTGGCAGCGCGCGTATGTCAACGTACACGCGACGCTCTTTCATCATCTTGTTAATCAGCGGGCGCACAGCTTTGTCAATGTTGCCGCCTTCGTTGAACCACATGCGAATCAAATTAGGTTTAGCACCGACGACCATGTCGAGCATTGCGTCAACTGAAACGTCTGGTGTCTTCTGTCCAGTCCACGAACGCAAACCCCACAGATCGCCGCCACCGTCCTGACCCCAGATCATGTGCTCCGAGAAGTCGCCGCCCTTGTCTGTGACTGCGTAATCTGACGCGCCGTACAGTGCCACATTTTCCATCGGTGGTTCTTCGCCGCGCTTGTACCAGTTAATTTTCGAGCGGTCGATGTCGCCGCCTTCTTCTGGTGCCGGGCGTTGCTGATACAGAGACGCCCATACGCGGCGACCTTCTCGGCCTGCTGCGTTTTCAAAAATTCGCCAATGCTGTTCGGGGAAAAACTCAGGCCACAAGTATTCGCCGATTTCACGGCCAAGCGGATCGTCCGAGCGCTCGGCTTTCGCCGGGATGTTCAGGACAAACCACATCATGCCGTCGCGACATTTAATAAAGCCTGACTCACCATTGTAATCTTCTGGGAGAATGCAGCCGGCTAAATCTTGTTGATTCCATCGTGTCATGATGAGCATGACCCACGCGCCCGGAAGCAGCCGAGTGAGTATGTCGTCTTGGTAGCCGTCGAGAGTTTTCTGTCGTGTCGTCGGCGAGTCGGCTTCCTCGCGCCCGGCGACCGGGTCATCAATCGTTACGCCTGACGCTCTGTTACCTGTGATGCCGGCCATGATACCAGCAGCCATGTATTCGCTTTCGTTAGTGAGCGACCAATCGTCAGTCGCGTCGCGCACCATGCTAACAGGATCGTCCCAAATTTGACTGTATTTGTCGGACTTGCAAAGCTGGATACAACGACGCGACTGCTTCTTTGCAATCTTATCGGCATAGCTCGCAGTAATCAACCTTGACTTTTTCTTGCGTCCCATTTCCCACGCGGACGCCACGACGGTCAGTAGTGATGACTTCGCGCTGCCGGGCGGGAGAAAAAACATCGCACGTCCGAATGGCGTGTTCATCGTAGTCTGCGCGGCGTCGAGGATCAGGGCGTGATGCTTTGTCATTAAGCTACGCGCCGGCCCGAGTAAATCTTCGTCCGGGCACAGCGCGTCCATCGGCGCACCGGGGATGTCGATGTTAAGCGCGAATGAATGGAGAGATTGCTGAGAGCGTTTACGCTTCAGCAATTC